CCCCCTCCGCCCCGCCAACACCCCCGGCCTCATCCCCCTCGGCTTGGCCACGGTCCCGGCGGGGCGGGCGGCGCGGGTGCGTTTGGGGGCAGTGGGTTTGGCGGGGGTCAGCGCCTTTCTAGATGCTTTTAGGTCTGCAAAGTTGTACGTTTCACTGAACCGATCAATCCGCCGCCTTCTAAAGTTTAGCTCTATTATCTTTTTCTCGTTCCCACTTGCTATTGCTTGCTTAAGTTGAGCTTTAAGTTTCTTGTCTGCTTTATCAGCTTTTGCGACTCTTACGGCTAATGATCTTTTGGGCTTGTTGTTTACGGGCTTGGCGGGCTTGGCAGATGCCTTGGCAGCTTTGGCCGCAGCCCTCGCCGTGTTGTCCTTGATCTTGGCGATCCGCTTGCGAAGCACCTCAGGGTCGCGGGTTTTGGTCAGCCTCGATTTCGTCTTGGCCTTGGGGTCAACCTTCCCGGCGTAAATCTGCTGGGCACGCCTGGCGACCGTTGCACTGCGGCTGGCCTTGCTGCCGGGGCCGTCTGCTTCCCGAGCCATCGCAGCCCGTTGATTGCGGACTGCCCGTTGCGCCCTGGCGGCTTGCCTCTGCTGCTGCCTGGCGCGAGGCGAATCGGCCGGCGCCTTGGGCACCGCGCCGGAGCGCCTGCGCTCCATGCCCTTGACCACGGCTGCAGCCGAGCTGGCCATGCGCCTGGATCTTGCATCAGGCCCCTGGAGGTCACCACCGCGGGCGCGGGCGTTGCTTCTGGCGGCGAGGTAGGCCCGTTGCGCCTTGTTCGCGGGCTTCTTGGAGGGTTTCTGCGGTTGCTGCTTGGCTGCTGCAGGCTTGCCCCCCGGCAGCGCCGCCCTCCCCCCTCGAATCGCCTTGCCTCCCTTGGCGCCAGCCACCTTCGGCGTGGCATCACGCACGATCGAGGCCATCTCCCGAGCGGTTCGCGCATCGCTCTGGGCCAGCTCACGCAACCCGGCCCGCAGGGTTGCGCCCACCTTCCCGCCCTTGGCAGCCCCCCGGACCCTTGCGCCGGCCTCACCGGCGGCCCTGGCGCCGGCTGCTGTGGGGCGGATCTTCGCGCCGGTAATCGCCTCCAGCTCCCGAATCCGTGCAGCGTCAGCCTTGGCCACGGTTCGCAGGGTGCCCCGCAGGGTGCTGGTGAGCGATCCGGGGCGCTGCGCTGCAGGGAGTCGCTGACCCACCCGCTCCTTCCGCGCCGCCGCCAGGCTTCTGGCCACCATGCCACGCACACCCCGGCCGCCCTTGGCGATCGTGCCGGCCCTGAACCCTGCCGGCCTCATCGAAGCGAGCTGCGTGGCCCGCCGGTTCCCCTGGGCCGTCTTCAGCCGCCCACCGCGCACCGCGGCCCCATCGCGGCCGATCCCGCTGATCCGCCCGCTGTTGTCCCGGTTCAGCCGGTTGCCTGCCCTGGTGGCCGCCCTGCGGGACGCTGGGGTGCTTCGCTTCGGGGCGCCACCGCCGGGGGAGCTGGCGAAACGCCCCCGGTTGTCGCGGGTGTAGCTGGTGCGGCGGCCTCGTGGCATGGCGATGCGGGCGGGTCTCTACGGGCAGTTTTCCCGTCACGGCCCAGGGCCAGATCAGCCCGTCCACATCTGTGCCGATCTTGATTTGGGTAGCTATTCTGCTGGCATGCCAGCCCCTGACCCTGCTGCCTTCCTTCCTGCGGACCCCGCAAGGATGGAGCTGAGTGCTGCCCAGGCATTTGAGGTGGAGCGCCACAGCCGCCTTCTAGACGAGGTGGACGACGCGGAAACGCTCCGCAACCTGGCGAAGCTCCTGCTCCGGTCCTGGTACGCCCAAAAGGCAGCCACGGCCTGGGCAATTCGCCAAGGGATGCGGCGATGACCTGCGGGCTTGTGCGCCTGATCTGTGAGGAGCCCTTGGCCCCTCCAGCCGATCGGGACGGCTGCCCCGCGGTGGTTATTGACGTGCTCCCGCGGGACGTGTCTGCCGAGGTGGCCCGGCTGAAGGCCAGGGGCTGGCGTGTTATTTCCGAGTGGCCCCTATGAGCACCAACCCACCCGATCCCCAATGGCTAGCCCCGGCCCGGCAGATCGTCGCTGAGTTTGAGGGGTGCCGGCTCACGGCCTACCCCGACCCCGGCAGCGGCGGCGATCCCTGGACCGTGGGCTACGGCCACACCGGGTCTGACGTGACGCCCGGCTGCACGATCGACCAGGCCCACGCCGAAAGGTTCCTGACGGCCGACCTGCACCGCGCCGCAGCGGAGGTGTTCCGGCTGCTGCCGATGGCTCAGGCCTGGACCCCGAAGCGGCAGGCGGCCCTGATCTCGTTCACCTTCAACGTGGGCGGCCGATCACTGGAAATCAGCACCCTCCGGCGGCGCCTGCTGGCCGGCGAGGATGCGGCCACCGTGGTGAAGACCGAGCTGCCCCGCTGGAGCAAGGCAGGCAAGAAGATCCTGGAAGGGCTAGTGCGGCGCCGGGCAGCAGAGGTGGCCCTGTTCCTGGCGGGCGCCCCCGCCCCTGTCACGATCGCCACGCCACCGCGCCCCCCTGGTGGCCCTGCTGCCGAGGGCCCGCCGGTCTGGCCGCCGGGGATGGTGGGCCCCAAGATCCGCCCCACCCTGAAGCCCGGTGATCACCACCTGATCGCCAACGACGTGAACGAGACCCTCACGGCCTGGACCCATGACGGGCGCCGGCTGTGGCGGATCCCCTGCTTGTGCCGGGGCCAGGGCAAGGAGGCCGAGTGGAACCGCACGGGCACCGATACCCCGCCGGGCCTCTACCGGATCAACCCGAAGGGCATCCACCGCGACTACGAACAGGATCCAACCGCGGCCTTCACCCCCGATCGCCGCGCCTACGGCTGGTATTCGTTCGACATGGAGGGGCTAGAAGGGCAGGAGGGACCCACCAGCAAGCCGTATCGCGACGGGATCATGCTGCACGGCGGGGGCACCGCCTGCGGTTGGCCAGGGGCCTGGAACCCGCGGCAGGAGCTGCACCCCACCCTCGGCTGCCCGCGGCTCCACAACCAGGATCTCAGGGATCGGATCCTCCCCCTGCTCGATCTGGGAACGGTGTGGATCAGCGTGCTGCAGGAGGTTGCGTGAGCAGCACGGTCCTGGAGCGCCTGAACAAGCGCTTTCACGCCTTGAGGGCGGAAGTGGATGCTGTGGCCGCAACTGCGGCCGAGGTGGACACGATCCGGCAGGAATGCGCCGCGGCGATGGAGGCGGCCTATGGCGATGCCGCCCGGAAATACGAGGCCGGACTGGAGGCGGCGCAGGAGGCGGCAATCCAGCAGGGCATGGAGCTGGAGCGGCAGCGGACCCTGTTGCTGATCTCGCTGGCGGGCGAGGGCACAAAGGAAGGCGGTGCCGGTGCCCAGGCCTTGGCCAAGCTCCGCCGGATGGTGCTGAAGGAAGAGGGCTTATCGTGACCCGTTGCCTGGACTACGACAACGAAACCAGAGAGCGGCTGGCCAGGGCGATATTGGCGTACCCGCTGGAGGCGTCCCACGCCTCCATCAGCCGGGAGCTTGAGATGTTCCCCGATACCGTCCGCCGCGTCCGGCTTGGCCTGCTGTGGGCCTCGTTTGCGCCAGAGCTGCCACGCCTGACGCTGGAGCGGGCCACGCGCACATGCCGCACGTGCCGCCTGTTTAACCACAAGCCCTACCGGCGCAAGGCGAACGGCAAGGAACGCCGGTTTTTTGGGCGCTGCACCCTCGGCTATCCCGAGGCAAAGGACGACCACGACTATGCCCGGTTCTGCGAGGTCTACCTGGGAAAGGGCGAGGTCGTGCCGGAAGCGGCCGAGGCCTGCGAGATGACCCCGTGACCGCCGCCGCCTTCACCGGGATCTCCACCCCCCGCGCCGATCAGTTCAGACCTGGCGACCACTGGACCGGGCCCAACGGTCGCTTCTACGTCGTCCGACCGTTGGGCCGCATGCCCCGCCACGTGTGCCTGGCGCCCCTTGCCGGCGGCGCACACGTGCTGATGCGCCGCGATTCGGTGCGGGGGTTCCGGCGGGTCAAATGGGGCGGGAACGCCTAGGCGTCAGCGCCTCACCAGGCCGGCTGCCCTGTCCTGACCTTCAACGCCCGGTTCCAGGCAACAGCTGCGCCCGTCACCACGGCCACCGACGGCAGGGGATCACAGGAGAGCAGGAGGTGCTGAGCGATGGCGCGAATCACCCCGTTGGCGTCGGGGTCGCCTGCCCACCGCTGGGCAATCAGGCTGGGCAGGTAGCCGGCGGCGTGCTGGCAGGGATCCTGCTTCAGGCCGTGGGGCTGCGGCGGCTGGCAGGGGCGGGCCTGGGGTTGCGGAGCAGGGGGAGCGATCACCACGCCCATGGCCTCCAGGAACCACCCATCCATCCACACCGCGAAGGCGGGACTGATCCAGCGGGCAAGGTCCACGGCAAGGCGGGGGTGAATCCAGGTGCCCTGCAGCTCGGGGCTGCCGCCCTTGACGATGTGAATCAGGCCATCGATTCCCGAAGTCGGAATTCCGACCTCGGCTGCGCCGCAAGGGATCTGAATGCCCAACCCCTCGGCAAGGGCGCAGACGTACTCCTTGGTTCGGGCGTTGGCGGAGTAGAGCGTCCACCGCTTCCCGCCGGCCTTGCACATGGCCGTGGCGTTCACAAAGCCATCCGCCTCGCGGCGCTGAATTGCGCAGCCGTTCCACTGCCGGGCCTCGATGCCGGCCGACAGCAGAGCTGGGCCGCAGTTCGCGTTCTTCATGGGTTATCCCGCTCGGGGCGGGTCGTTTGGAGCCCTGGCATCCCTGCCAAGGTCTTCAAAGCGTAGGGGTATCCGCCCACGCTTTGTCAAGCGATTGTTACGCCGGGTCGTTGGATGAGGTTTCAGGAGGGCCCAAACAAACCCCCCACCCCTGCCCTGATTCCCAGTCAGGGACTGGTGTTGTATTCGGGCCAACCCGGACTGCTGCAGGTTATCCCAGATCGCCCAGTGCAGGCTCAGATGCTGCGCGGTTGCTCTGTCCCTATCTTGATCTAGGATAGACCCGAATCACCACCCCATTCCCAGATCACATGAACCCTATCAAAGCCATCGTGCACAGCTTGATGCAGTGGAACAATGGAGACCGCATGACCGAGATCATGGTTGACCTTGACTCCGATGCGGTGGAGCGACTGGAGAGGATGGCCGCCGAGCAGGGGGTCACTGTTGACAAGCTGGCGGAGGAGTTGCTGAGCAAAGGGCTGCAGCAGTTGGAGGCGAGGTGGCCTTTTGTGTCGCCCCTGTCCTGACCTAGGCTACCGAAGGAGCGATCCAAGCCCAGGGAGGTAGTAGCCCCTGGGCTTTTTTATGCTCACCCCTCGCCAACCTCTCGCCCCTGGCTGATCAGCAGCGCCCGGTAGTGCCCCATCACCACCCCGAGGCTCCGATGCACCAGGCAGGAGCCACCGGAGCAGACGCGCCACAGGCGCTGCCCAGGCCGGCTGTCTGAGATCACCAAATGCACCTGACCGTCAATATCCACCTCAGGCGTTGTCGTAGATGGTGTAAACCTGGCCCAGCACCATCAGGCTGGCGCCGTACTTCACCAGAGCGCCTGCATCGCCCTCCTCTTGCTTGGAAGTGATTCGGCCGTAGCAGAGCTTCTTCTCAGTGGTGCCACCAGGCCCGACCCGCAGATACTTAACGGCGAGCTTCTCGGCAACACCTAACTGACGAATGACCTCCATGATCTTGTGATCGACCGATTTATGCACGGTCATACCCTTAAAGGCGATGCTGGAGTCGGTATTGATTCCGATAGAGATTGAAGCGCCGCGGGTTACCTGATCGTGCGTGAGAACTTTCTCGTCCTGTTCCTGCGTCGAGAGGGGGGCGCCGGTGACGTTGAGGAGCTGGATCGGCTTGCCGGTTCCATCCAAGGGGTAGAGGCCCGTGGTCACGGTGCCAGCGGCAACGGCGGCCGAGGTGATGTTGGCGCCGGTGAGGGCATAGCTCACGGTGAAGGGGGAGGCGGTGGTAACCCCCGTCACGGTGAAGGTGCCGTTACAGCTCGCGAAGGGGCTCGGAAGGGCGGCCACGGTGATCCGCTCGCCCACGAGCACACCAGCAGCGGCGTTGAGGGTCAGGGTCACCGCGTTGGTAGCGAGCGCCGCATTGGTGACGGTGCGAACCACGCCGTTCACATTCAGCTGGAAGGTGGAGGCCTCCCCACTGGTGCTCACAGCCCCGGCGCCGCCGATCGCGTTGGCGGTGTTCAGCCAGGCGCTGAGGTTCGCACCGTTGTTGGCGGCGGCGGCAGCAGCATCTTCCAGTGCCACGGATGCGAGTCGCATCGGGACGATGAAATGCTGAATATCCAGCGCGGCGGCGTAATCAACGGTCGAGGGCATGGCCAGGGGGTGTTTCTCTACCTGGAGTTTTCCCGGCTCGCCAGCACCAGCACCGCGCCGGCCTGGGCAGCGGTAAACGATCGCCCCGGCACCGCATCGGCGGGCACCCGCAGGGCCACGACCTCGCCGGCCTCAGAGGCGAACTCCCGCACTCGGCCCGCGGCACTGGCCTGGGCCACGAGGAACCCGCCCCAGTGGCCTGCATCCACCCGATAGGGGGCTAGGAGGATCGCATCCTCGGCCGCCCAACACAGCCGCGGCGGTGGGGCGACGCCTCGGCCCTGGGCCTCCAGATCGGCCAGCCATGGGCCGTCGAGCACGAACCCCGGCAGGAGGTTGCGCTCCAGCAGCTCCAGCAGGGCGGCGCCGGCCTCGCTCGGGGGGCGCGGCTTCTCGGCCACCTCCACCCAGAAGCAGAAGTCCCGGAGGCTGTAGGGCTCGGGCTGGGCTTCGCGATTGCGGTTGGTCTCGGCGAGGATCAGGGCGATTTGGGCGACGCCTTTCTCTTCCCGGTGAAGCCTCTCTCGTTCGGCTGTGTGACCCGCCTGTAGGGCTTGGAGGACATAGCCGGCGGAGAGCTTCCCGAAGCGCTCGCGGCTGAACTCAGGGGCTCCGGGCCAGAATCTGCGGCAATCCCAGAAGGCTCGGGCCCAGTCGGGTCGGTCGCAATCGAGCTGCTGACCTCCTGCAACTTTCCCAGCGCCTCCTCCAACGCTCGCATCTCGGCCGCCGGGTCCTGCTGCAGGCCAGCGCCGGCCCGCTCCTCCTCCTGCTCAAAGGCGTGGAGGATCCCCAGCAGGGGGCCGGGGAGTTTGCGAGTCTGCTCATCGGTCCAGGCGGGCTTGATCCGGTTCAGGATCACGGTGACGGACCGAATCACGACACGGTTGGTGATGGCTCTGGCTTCTTCCAGGAAGGGGCCGATGATCTCAGCGTGAACCACCTGCAGGGCCTGCTCCTCGGGGCTCATCCGGCCGGCTTTGGCGCCCTGTTCCTGCGCCAGGAGCCGGACAAGCAGGCCGTAGCACCAGTGGGCGGTGTGATCGGGGGCGGACTGGCTGAGGGCCACCGCAGCGCCGGTGATCAGGCGATACAGGGCGTTCTGCGGGTCGATTTCTCGGATCCCCTGCATCTCATCCACCGTGAGGTAACCCAGCCGGGGAATCACCAGCTCGCCGCCGTTCCACTCGATCGTGGCGGCGGCCTGCTCGGGGGCCTGGGGGGCGGTTTCCCAGGGGAGGAGATCAAAGGTCATTTCAGGCTGCGGAAGGCTTGGATGAATGATGCCCGGTATTGGGCCCGATAGTCATAGGGCTCGATGCCGGGAACTTTGATGGTCCCGATCACCGCCGAAGTCCAGGGCCGGGCGGG